GGATTTATAGACTTAATTATGGAGTACGATAACGAGACCGTAATTGGAGAAATTAAGACTGCAAAGCAAGAAGTTTGGGATGCTAGACAATCAGAAATGAAGCCAACAGCAAACCATCTTCTTCAACTACTCACATATATGAAGCTCAAAAATGCTAAAGAGGGATTCTTTTTATATGAAAATAAAAATACTCAAGAGCTAATCGTGATACCAGTTTCAATGAATGAGAAAAATACTGCAATTATAGAAGAACTTTTTGTTTGGATGTGCGAGGTTTGGGATAATTTTAAGGACGGCGATCTTCCAATGAAGCCAGCTGGGGCAACAAAGTCTAAGATGCCTTGCACATATTGCCCAATTAAAAAAGAATGTTACTCTGGACTAACAGGAACAGTTCAGATAGAGTCATATAAGGTACCTAAATTATGAAAAGTAAAGCAATATTTTTTACAGTATATAATAGGCCAGACTATCTTTCTAAAACATTAACTAGTTGGGAAAATGTTAGAGGCATGGAAGACTATGATATCTATTTTAGAATAGATCCTTCTAGCGAAACAGAAAATGTTATAGAACAAATTAATATATTTTCAAATAATATAAATTCAGATGTAAAAATAATTTTAAACTTAGAAAAACAAGGGTGTGCTCATAATACATGGAATGGATTTAATCAGTTATTTAAAGATTATAATTTTGTTATTCTTGCAGAGGATGATATTACTCCCTCAACCGATGCCGTAGAGTATTTTTCCTTTCTTGAACGAAAATATAAATATGATCCCAGCGTTGCAGTAATATCTGCAAACTATGAATTTCCTGGCTACTCACCATACACTGTCTCTAAAGTTGATGTATTTCGTGGACAAATATGGGGAACATGGAAAGATAGATGGGAAACCTACATAAGAGACACATGGGATTTTGATTATTCTAGTGGGGATAATGGTGGTCCTTCTGGATGGGATTGGAATTTAACGCTAAGAGTTTTACCTAAAAATAATTTAAAAACAATTGTTCCCCATTCTGCAAGATCTCAGCATATAGGAGTCAATGGGCTTCATTGTGATGAAAGCATGTTTGACACAACTCAAATGAAATCATTTAAGGCTAATAGAGAGTGGAAAGAGTTGATTGAGGCATGATATGTGCAAACAAAGAATGTGCTAAAAACTTTGAGCCAAAGACTCATAATCAAAAATACTGTACTGATGAATGTTGTAGAGTTGCAACAAATCGTAGGATTATGGAAAAGTATTATGAAAAAAAGGCTATAAGAAATGGAGCCCCTAGAGGTTGCAAAAAATGCAAGACACAACTTAGTAGATATAATGAAACAGATTTGTGTGCTTCGTGCCAAAAAAAGATAGATATAAATAATAGGTCTAAAATAATGGGTATGTTAGATGAAATTAGCTGATTTAGTTAAAACAAAAGCAAACCGTGTTTTAGGAATAGATGCATCTACAAACTCTGTAGCCTTCTGTCTTATGGAAGGAGACAAGCCTTTAAAGTGGGGTAAAATAAACTTTGTCGGATCAGATATATATGAAAAAATATATGATGCTAAAGTAAAAACACATGCAATGCTAGATGAATTAAAGGCTGATTATATTGCAATAGAAGGCGCAATACTTGTCAGATCCCCTGATGCTGTGATAAAATTATCCTATGTCTATGGTGTGGTTATTGCTGAACTTATGTCTACTGGCGCTTCCGTTATTACTATATCCCCTAGTTCTTGGCAGGCATATATTGGTAATAAGAACCCAACAAAAGATGAGAAGCAGTCAATAAGAGTAAAAAATCCAGGATATGCTGATTCATGGTATAAGACACAATTACGTAATATGCGTAAGCAAAGAACAGTAGACTACTTTAATAAAAAGTATAACCTTTCTTTAAATGATTTTGATGTTGCAGATGCATTCGGCATTGCACATTATTCAAATACTGTATTGACGGAGAGATAATGCCACATTCAGATGGAGCAAATAAGTCGTGGGTTCTAGAAAAAATAAAAGAAATTAATCCGAAAAGTATTCTGGATGTTGGTACGGGAAGCGGAATATTAGAAGAAATAATAAGGGAAAATTTTGGACATTCAATTAAACTAGATGGTATTGAAGCATGGAATCCGTATATATCTGAGTTTAACTTGACAGAACGATATGATAATTTATATAATGTAGATGCAAGAACCTGGTACGATTGGGAATATGACCTAATTATGTTCGGAGATGTTTTAGAGCATATGGTGGAGGCAGAGTCTAGCGATCTATGGAGTAGAGTTTCTAAAATGGCAAAGTATGCAATTATTACAATTCCAATTATTCATTACCCACAAGGAGCAAGCTTTGGTAATCCATTTGAGATTCACCATGAGGATCATTGGGATACAGAAAGAATTCTTAGAACTTTTCCTGGAATCATAGAGCATCAAGAGTTTGAAATTACTGGTGCATATTTGGCTAGGTTTTAAAATGAAGCTTTATCAGAGTCAGACTTGGCTTTATAGAAGATATATAGTTCAAAAGAAAACGATGGCTGAAATTGCAACAGAATGTGGAGTCTCTGTTATGACTATACAGAGATATTTAGATAAATTTGGATTGTTGAGGAAATAATGTTGAGGCCAGTATTTGAAGATGTAAAAGAATTTAACTGTTCTGACTTGTATTTGCAAGCAGTCGGCGCTCCAGCTGGTGTAAAGATATGGTCTACATGCCATGAAATTGCCCATATGCTTATTGAAAAAAATATATCATACGGTAACTCAGCCCTTGAGCCAGCCAGAATATTTTCGACGGCGGATAATGTAGAGCAACTCAAGGTGAGAATCGATGATAAGTTGAATAGAGTTAAAAACAATCAAGGGTTCGCAGGAGATAATGATATTGACGATCTAATTGGCTATTTAGTTTTATATAAAATAGCTAAATCTCAGGTTGCTATTTCAGTCGACTAGAAGTATAATAACACTATATGGAAATTGAATTAGCTGATCACTATGATCGAATGAATAAGGTAGTTGAAGAACTCCTTAAAGGTAACAACCCCACCCAGATTGCTACTATAACAGGCTTTAAACGTGCCGAAGTAGTTGAGTTGATAGGTGAGTGGAAGACTGTCGTGCATAACGATACGGCGGCTAGAGAGAGAGCTAAAGAGGCTATTGTTGGCGCTGACCAACACTATGCAATGCTTATTAAAGAAGCCTGGAAAACAGTAGAAGATGCTGATCAGGCTGGGCAGCTTAGCGTTAAATCTGGAGCATTAAAATTAATTGCAGATATTGAAGGAAAGCGTATTGGCATGCTTCAAGAGGTAGGCTTGCTGGATAACGCAGAACTTGCAACACAAATAGCAGAAACTGAGCGCAAGCAAGATATCCTCGTAAAAATTTTAAAAGAAGTTACAGCCTCTTGCCCAAAATGTAAGATGGATGTTGCTAAAAGACTTTCTCAAATTACTGGAATTGTAGAATCTGTTGTATTAAATGAAGAAGAGGCTAATGTACTGTGAGCATGTGTATAAGGAAATGGATACAGATCTGTGTCCACTATGTAGCATGCCCACACACAGAATAGACTGGAAAGAAGTTGCTAAGCTTCATAAAGAATGGATAGATAGTGGTAAGGCTACTCCTCAAGGATGGTGGTCAATTTAATGGATCTTAATTTTGACGATTTAATTGATATTCTAGACGGAGAAGAGTTTGATGAGCGTCCAGTGGACCTTCGTACATTTGTTACTAGCCCAGACTATCTTGGACTGCCACCGCTTTCAGATTATCAGTATACGCTAATTGAAAAGTCTTCTCAGGTTTATAAAGAGTCAACTCTAATAAAATTATTTGGAGAAGAAGAAGGCAAGAGAACATATAAGCAGACTGCCAACGAAGTTGTAGCACAACTTGGAAAGGGCTCTGGAAAAGATTATTGTTCTACAATATCTGTGGCATATATCGTATATTTATTGCTATGCCTAAAGGATCCAGCACATTATTATGGAAAGCCTCCTGGAGACTCTATTGATATCATCAATATTGCTATTAACGCACAGCAGGCAAGCAACGTTTTCTTTAAAGGATTCAGAACTAGAATAGATAAATCGCCTTGGTTTATAGGAAAGTATTCAGAAAAAGCTTCTGAAATTAAATTTAATAAGAATATTACAGTTCATTCAGGTCACTCAGAGCGTGAAGCTTGGGAAGGATATAACGTAATTGTTGTTATCCTAGACGAAATTTCTGGTTTTAGTATTGAGAATACAACTGGGCATGAGCAAGCAAAAACTGGTAGCGCTATTTATGAGATGTATAGGGCTTCGGTAGACTCTCGTTTTCCAGACTATGGTAAAGTAATTCTTCTTTCATTCCCTAGATATAAGAATGATTATATCCAACAAAGATACGACGACGTTATTGCTGAAAAAGAAACTGTTATTAGGTCACATCATTTTAAGCTGGATACAGATTTGCCAGACGGAACGGAAGGCAATGAGTTTGATATTGAGTGGGAAGAAGATCATATTGTTTCTTATAAGTATCCAAGGATGTACGCTCTTAAAAGACCAACTTGGGAAATTAATCCAACACGAAGTATAGATGATTTTAAAGTAGCATTTTATAAAAATGCTCCAGACGCACTAGGAAGATTTGCTTGTATGCCAGCAGAAGCAATCGATGCATTTTTTAAATCAAGAGAGAAGATTGAAAAAGCATTTAGCAATATGGCTTTAGCCGTAGATGAATTCGGTAGGTTTGAAGAGTGGTTTGCCCCAGACCCAGATAAAGAATATTTTATTCACGTTGACCTAGCTCAAAAACATGACCATTGTGCTGTTGCAATGTCTCACGTTCAAAAATGGGTTAACGTAAAGGTTACAGATACTTATTCTCAGCCAGCTCCTATAGTTGAAGTAGATGTTGTAAGATACTGGACCCCTACCGCAGACAAATCGGTTGATTTTACAGAGGTTAAAGACTATATCCTGTCTCTTAGAACCAAGGGATTTAAAATACGTGTTTGTACATTTGATAGATGGAATTCTCATGATATGATGCAACAATTAAAAGCATATGGAATTAGTACAGAAACACTTTCTGTAGCAAAAAGACATTACGACGACATGGCCATGGTTGTTGCTGAAGACAGGCTGTCTGGTCCAGCAATAAAATTATTAATAGATGAATTATTACA